AAGCAAATTTAAAATCATTTTTACAAGATCAATCAGAATTCCAAGACTATGACTTTGAAGGTTCTGGTTTTGCTGTCTTACTAGACTTACTTGCTTACAACACACACTACCTAGGTTTTAATGCTAATATGTTAGCAAATGAAATGTACCTAGATAGCGCTGACATCAGAAAAAATATTGTATCATTAGCTAAGATGTTAGGTTATACACCAACATCGCCTAAGTCACCATCAGCGACTATTGATATTTTGATGAATAATATTCCAACAACAACTGCTACTATTACAATGGCAAAAGGTACAGCATTTACAACTACAGTAGATGGTGAAACTTATCAGTTTGTATCAAACGCTTCACATATATTAACACCAACAAATGGTGTATATAAATTTACTAACATACCTGTATTTGAAGGAACACTTGTCACATTTAAATATACAGTAGATAGTACAGACGTAGATCAAAGATTTACTATACCAAGTGTCAACGCAGATACATCAACTCTAAAAGTATCTGTACAAAATTCAGCTAGTGATACTACAACTAACACATATACATTGGCAACAGGTATCACAAGCATATCAGCAACATCTAAAGTTTATTTCTTACAAGAAATGGAAGATGGTAAATTTGAAGTTTACTTTGGTGATGACGTATTAGGAAATAAATTAGATGATGGTAATATTGTTATACTAGAATATATTGTATCAAACAAAGATGAAGCAAATGGCGCAAGTTCATTTACTCTATCTGGTAATGTTGGTGGTTTTTCAGATGTTAGTATTACAACCGTATCAAATGCTCAAGGTGGCGCAGAGGCTCAAACAAAAGAGTCAATTAGATTTAACGCACCACTACAATACTCAGCACAAGACAGAGCTGTAACAACAGCAGATTATGAAAGTTTAGTACAATCAATATATCCAAATGCTCAATCAGTTTCAGCTTGGGGTGGTGAAGATGATGAAACACCTGTTTATGGTGTAGTTAAAATTGCGATTAAAGCAGCATCAGGCTCTACACTTACTAATACAACTAAAACAGATATAGTGACACAATTAAAAAAATATAATGTTGCTGCTGTTAGACCAGAGATTGTTGATCCTGAGATAACTAAAATTTTACTTACAACTAATGTTAAGTTTGATGAAAAGTCAACAACTAAAACAGCTGATACTTTAAAATCAGAAGTATTAACAACTCTTACAAATTACAACACAAATACACTAACACAATTTGATGGTGTGTTTAGATATTCAAAAGTAACAGGATTAATTGATGGCACAGATAATTCAGTATTGTCAAATATAACAACTTTAAAAATTAGAAAAGATTTTACACCTACATTAGCTTCATCAACTAGATATGATGTATATTTTAGAAATGCATTAAATAATCCACACTCAGGTCACAATGCAGCAGCTGGTGGTATATTAGAAAGTTCTGGTTTTAAAGTATCAGGCGATAGTTCAACAGTATTTTATTTAGATGACGATGGCGCAGGTAATGTAAGACGATATAGTTTCTCTGGCGCAACAAGAGTTTATGCTAATAACACGCAAGGAACAATTGATTATGATACTGGCGCAATAACTATAAACTCTTTAAGTGTATTAAGTGTAGAAAATATTAGAGGCGCAGCTTCAACTAAAATAGAATTAACAGTAATACCTTCTTCAAATGATGTAGTTCCAGTAAGAGATCAAATATTAGAAATAGATACAGCCAATTCATCTATCACAGTTAGTGCAGATACTTTTGTTGGTGGCTCTTCTGAAGCAGGAGTAGGGTACACAACATCAAGTAGCTACTAATGGCCAAGTTTACCAAAAAGATAACTAACCTCATAAATCAGCAAGTACCAGAGTTTGTACTTAGCGATCACCCTAAATTTTTAGAGTTTGTAAAATCATATTATAAATTTATGGAATCGGCAGAGATTACTCTAACGAACATAGAGTTATCAGATGGTATTCAGTTAGAAACGGAAACAGCGCAAACAAATAGTTTAGTATTAGACGCTTCTAAATTAGATACTGATAGAACGTTATTAGACGCTGGTGATAAAATAATACTAGAAGATTCGGGATTTGGTAAATTTACTAGAGGTGAAATAGTTACAGGTCAAACATCTAACGCAACGGCAACAGTGTTATCTGAAGATTTAATTAATAATAGATTATTCATATCTGCGCAAGACAAGTTTATACAAGATGAAGTTATTATAGGTGCAACTTCTACAGCAAGAGCAATTATATCTAATTATAGACCTAATCCAGTAAACAACATACAAGATTTATTAAACTTCCGTGATCCTGATAAAGCAATCTCAAACTTTTTAACAAAATTTAGAAATGAGTTTTTAAATACATTACCTGAAAATTTAGATGCTAATGTAAGTAAAAGAAAACTAATTAAAAATATTAAATCTGTATATAGAGCAAAAGGTACACAAAGAGGACACGAAGTATTTTTTAGATTTTTATTTAATTTAGATTCAGAAACTTTTTATCCAAGAGAACAAATGTTAAGAGTATCAGATGGTCAATTTGATACTAAAAAAGTTTTAAGAGCAATTTCAACAGTAGGAGACACATCAGATTTAATTGGTAGAACAATTACAGGTCTAACATCTAGTGCAACTGCGATTATTGAAAACGTATTTAAATTTCAAATAGGTGCAAATGAAGTCACAGAATTTATATTAAACCAAGAAAGTATTTCAGGCACATTTGTTACTTCTGAAGAAGTCAGAGGTACGTCTACAGATACTTCAGATTCATTTATTAAAGCAACAGTCACAGGTATACCAGATATTGTTTCTATTACAAATAATGGTGGTTTATTATCACCAGATGATGCAATTACTTTAAGTGGTGCTGGTACAGGTGCAATCATTCAAGTAGATAATGTTGGATCAGGCGATATTACAGAATTATTAATTGATGATGCTGGTACAGGTTATGCGATAGGTGATGATTTAACATTTACAAACACAAATACAGGTGGTGGTGGTGTCACAGCAAAAGTTTCAGTTGTTAATGGTGGTATTACACCAGAGAACGGAACATCAGGAGCAACTTCAACAGACCATATAGTATTAGAAGATGAAACTGTAAGAGGTGACGTATATACAGGAAATAAAATTGTACAAGAAGCTGGATCAGGTAATGAAGATATTACTGATATAAGAATTATAAGTGGTGGTAGTGGTTATACATCTTTACCTACAGCAGTAGTTACAAGTAGTGGTGGTAGTGGCGCAAAAGTTATTCCATATGGTGCAGAAATAGGTAGATTACTTAACACTAAAAAGATTGAGACTGGCGTAGGTTTTGAAGCCTCACCTAGTCCAACAATGAGTTTACCAAGTACAATTATATTAAAAGATAAATCAGGTGGTAGTTTTACAATTGGAGAATCTATAACAGGATTTGATGCTAGTTCAACAGCAATAACAGCAACATTTGTTTCATTTGATAGTGGTAATAATTTGTTAGTTGTAAAAGATGCAACTGGTGAGTTTTTAGCAGATACAACAATCACAGGCGCTAGTTCAGGTATTACAGCTATAGTTATGAAAAACGATTTAGCTACAGCGACAGTAACAGTTGGCGCAGTTGTAGATACAGCTGGTTCTTTTTTAAATGAAGATGGACACTTATCAGAAACAACAATGAAGATACAAGATAGTTTATACTATCAGGACTTCTCTTATGTAATTAAAGTTGGTAGATCAATTAATGACTGGCGAGATAGTTTTAAGAAGACTATGCATACTGCTGGTTTTTATTTTACTGGACAAGTTGATTGTTTACTAGTATCTTTGGTAGAAGATTAGGTACAGTAGATGATGGCACTACATTAAGAGGCACACCACAATTAGGTGTTGATCCTGATTTTACAGATTCAACATCAGAACACTTTACAGCGAATACAAGAGATTTAACATTAAAAAGAGATATTACTTTAAGCTTTAGATTAAATAGATTCCCTATAACTATTAGAGGAACAGCAAATAGATATGGTTATGCGTATTGTGGACCAAGAATGCACACCATCAATAAATACGCACTAAATATGATGAGTGGTAGTGGGGGTAGAGCTCAAACAACTACAATAGGGGGTGTATCAGATAGTTCAGTTACTACTGCGATTTCACCTATGCAGATGCATAACTGGGCGAATTTTAGATTAACAGGAACATATAATACTGGTTTAGATGGTGAAATAGTACAGTTCCAAGATATAACAAATAGGGATTTAAAAACAAATCTTGCGCTACCTACAGAAATAACAGAAAGTTAGCGTATAAATATAATTAAGAAAAAGAGGAAACAATGCCAGCAATAATAACAAACAAATTTAGAGTCCACAACCAAGAACAATTTGTGGAATCATTCACAGAAACTGCCAAAAATATCTATTATCTAGGTATTGGTAGACCACAGGCTTTTGCCACTGCAACAAGAGGCGATAGTAGAACAGACAACTCAGGAACAGATGCAGCTCCTTTAACACCCGTAGATTCAATAGGAGACGAATTTTATACTTTTGACGATATGCTGGCAGCTAAAAAAGTAACAAGTTCAGATGTTTCTATTGTTATTCCTCGAAGAAACTGGACAACTAATACTGTT